TAGCACCTACTAAGTACGATAAAGGTCCTGTATTGCTTTATGTTAATAGGCCAGGTAACCCTGAAGAGTTCTATGAAGATGTATTGATGGCTTTGGTGTATTATGGTATCCATGGGTTAATAGAGAATCAGAAGCCAGGTATATTAAGATACTTTGAGGCAAGAGATTATAAAAACTTTGCATATACTATCCCTGGCAAATCAGAACCAGGTATAGCTGCAACAACAATGAACAATAACTATATAGCTGAAATAACAGACCAATTTATTCAAGATAATATTGATACGGTTGAGTACGAGCAGCTTATAGAGGATTGGCTTCAGTTTGACCCAGGCAATACAACCAAATTTGACGCCGCTATGGCTTTTGGCTATGCTTTAATCATGATGGTTAATATTCAGTATGCTGTAGGAGAAAGAAAACAAGAGGCTAAAATAGAAGATTATTTGCCTTTTATGAGGGGAAAACAAAACAAAACATTTAAATTTGGGAAGCTCAGGTTTTAGTAATGAGCGTATTATAAAGATAATTTAAAAGCCGAGAGGGCAGTAAATATGGATTCACCGCAAGTAATGTCATCATTGGGAGTAGCTTTCCCTGACGAAAATGTAGACCCAAAAAAGAAAAGAGAAAAGCCTTGGCTTTTACAATATGCACGAGCAGCTTTTTCTGCTTATGGAGATACGCCATTTGGCAGTATCGGTTGGCGTTCAAGAGACAAGTACGAGTGGGTTAAGACCTATGCTCAAGGCCGTCAAGCTACTGATAGATATAAAAAGATATTAACTCCTGACCAAGACCCTACAAATAATACGTTAGTTGTAGACTGGTCTGTTTTGCCTATTATACCAAAGTTCAGAAGAATAGCTTTGAGTTTATTGGAGAAACAAAACTACGATATACAAATAGATCCTATTGACGCTTTTGCTGCATCTGAAATAGATGATAAGCTTAAGAAGATTAAGGTTAAGATTGCAATGAGAGAAGCTATGCAATCAATGGGTATGGCAGATTTAACTGAGTCTCCTGTTGTAGCACAAGAAGCTGGTGAGCCTGATGATTTAGATGGCATGCAAGTATTAGAGTTAGGCATTCGTCATAACGCTGCCATGGAAGCAGAACAAGTAGTAGAATTAACTTTCTCTCAAAATGATTATCCTGCTTTAAGAAGACAAGTATTACAAGATTTATTTGACTACGGATTTGCTTCTTATAAAGACTATAGAGATGGCGACCTTGTTGGTGTTAGAAGAGTTGACCCAAGAAGGATGTTATTAAACTATTGCACTTACCCAGACTTTAGGGATTTAAGATATGTTGGTGAGATTGTAGAAACACCTGTTGCTCAATTAATACCAATGAGTAATGGAGAGTTATCTGAAGAGGACATTAAGTTCTTATATATGTATGCTAACTCAAATCAATGGAGACAAGCAACTCCACTTGGTAATGCTTACTATGGTAGCTATTCTGACTTTTGGAATAAAGGAAAGGTTCAAGTATTAGACTTAGAAATCTATTCTACTGACGAGTTAGTTAGAGAAGAAAGAGTAGATAAAAGAGGTAATGTAATATTTGGTAAAGCTTCATTTGAAGATTACAACAACAAAAAAGAAAAATATAAAAGAAAGCAAATTCAAGGTGGCTATAGAATAAAATGGGTTGTAGGTACTGACTTATGTTTTGATTATGGTCGTTTGTATGACATGAAAAGAGACCCATTAAATATAGCTCGTATTAAATCAAGCTATCATTTATGTGCATCTGACTTTTATGATATGAAAACATTCAGTCGTATGGAAGCTATTATTCCTTACGCTGACTCTATACAATTAGCATACGCAAGATTACAACACGAACTAAATACAGCTGTTCCTCATGGTTTCATGATTGACTTGTCTGCATTAGAGGAGATTAGTCTTACGGGTGGTGGAGAGAAAATGACTCCATATGATATCCTTGATTTATACTTCCAAAGAGGGGTATTGGTAACCCGTTCTGTCAATATGAACAATCAGCAAATCAGAATGAAAGCTGTAGAAGAATTGGCGGGTGGAGTAGGTAATTCAATACAAGAGTATTGGACTTTAATCAATCAAAATATTGACTTAATTAGACAAACATTAGGGTTAAATGAATTGACTGATGGTTCTACTCCTAACCCTAAATTCTTGACTACTATTGCTAATTTAGCTGCTACTGGTACTAATAATGCAATGGGTGATATCTTTGCAGCTGACCGTCAATTAGCGGAAAGCCTTGCTGAGTCTATTATTATCCGTGTTCAAGATATTATTAAAGCTGGTCAAGGACAAGACTTTGAAAAAGCTTTAGGTTCTGGAACTGTAGAGTTCTTAAAAGTTTCTCCTGAAATTTCTAAATATACATTTGGTATTACTATTGTTGATAAACCAACAGCAGAAGAAAAAGCCAAGTTAGATGAGTTAATGAAAGTTGCATTACAATCAGGTCAAGTTAATATTGACGATGTTATTCGTTTGCAAAATATTCAAAACATCAAACAAGCTGAATTGTTCTTAGCTTATAAGGTTAAGAAAAATTTAGAGAAGAAACAAAAAGAAGCACTTCAAGCTCAGCAAATGAATGGTCAGATTCAACAACAATCTGCTATGGTTTCTGAACAAGCTAAACAACAAACTGCCCAATTACAAACAGAATTGGATATTAAGTTGATTCAAGCTAAAGCTGAGATGGAAGCTAAGTTAATTCAATTAAGAGGTGACTTTGATTTAGAAAGAGAAAGAATTGCTGCTTCTGGTAGAGTTGAGTCTTCATTTGTTCAAGCTAAAGAAAGAGATGTAGCTAACTTAAGAGATAATAAAACTAAACTATTAAAAGAAGATTTAGATGCTAAGATTAATGTAATTGATGCAGAAGCTGAATTAAAATCAACAGTTGAGCCAATTACTCAACAAGGTAGAGAATTACCAATAGATTTAGATACCTTTACATTTGTAGGCAACCCTGAGGAGTCTGTTAATCAAGAGCAACCTCAAGAAGAAGAAGAAATACCTTCAGGGTTAGATACACTTGAAGCGGCAGCTGAATAATATTTATAACACACAAACAAACATAAAATGGAAAATCAAGTACAAGACACCGCACAAACAACTGAGCAAATAGTTGAACAAACTGCTGCTCAACCAGTAGCTCAAACTACAGAACAACCTGCAGAACAACCAATTGAAACGGCTCAAGTAGAGACTTCTCAAGAAAATAAATTTGTTTTAAAAGGCGTTACTAAAGGGTTTGAATCTACACAACAAGAAGTAAGACAAGAGCAAAAGCAAGAAGAAATTCAAGCACAACCTGCTCAAGAACAACAACCTGTATCTGCTCAAGAAAATGAGAGCGTAATATATAGGGATGAATCAAGTGAGCCTCAACAAGTTGCAACGCAAGAAGTTGACCCATTTGATTTATTAGGAGTAAGAGAAGATGATTATTTTAAGAAATTAGTAGAGGCTTATAAGAATGATTCATTAGATGAATTCTTAATTAAGACAAACATTGACTACGATGCAATCTCAGATGCTGAGATAATTAAAATGCAAATTGAAAGTCAATATCCTACTTTAGCTGAAGAAGAAAGAAATCTTTTACTTCAAAGAAAACTGAATAAAGAATACAATATAGGTTCGGAAGACGAATCAGAAGACAGGGTTGGAAAACTGTTATTGAAAGTAGAAGCCGACAAAATCCGAGAGGGATTAAAAAAGGAACAAGCTGAATTTACACCATCCAAAAACCCTAATAGTGTAGAGGCAAGAATGCAAGCTCAACAAGAAGCTCAGTTGAAACAACTACAAGAGTTTCAAGGTTATGTCAAAGAACATCCTGCTACTAAACAACTTGAGACAAGTCGTTTGCTGCAATACGGAGTTGGAGACACAAAATTAAACTACGAAGTTAATCAGAGTGTAAATCTTTCTGAATTAGCAGTAGACAGCAACAAATTCTTCCAAATGTTTTTAGGCCAAGACGGCAAAGTGGACATGAACAAATTCTATAAAGTAGCTAATTATGCTGCAAGTATGGAAGGAGTTGAAAAAGCACTTATAGCGTATGGTCGTTCACTTGGAGAAAAAAGGCTTTATGATGAGTTAAAAAACACTAAGATTTCTGACAACGTAACATCTGCACCATCAGGCTCAGGGTTTAAGATTAAATCTATAGACAACAAGCCATTCTTTTAAACAATAACTTTAACAATTAAAAAAAAGAAAAAATGTCAATTTCTCCAGCTTCATTAAGTTTCGGATATGGTACAAGCGGTAATACCGACAAACCATACGTCTCAGGTAGTAATGCCTCATTAATCACTTCTACGTCTTTATTAGACCAACGTGATATTTACAAACAATTAGTTGACACTCAAGACGATGCTGAGTGGTTAGACTTTTTATGGATGGCAGGTAAAAAAGAAGCTACTTCTATGCCAATCTATTACAACATGTATAATGATAAATTGTACAACTTGATTCAACCAGGTGCTACAGCTGATGGTTTTGCTGTTGCTGGTTCAGGTACTGCTACAATTACAATTACATTTGCATCTTCAGGTACAACTGGTCCTGCTGCTCAACAATCATTTAACTTCATTTTGAAAAATGACTTGTTGAAATTCCCTACTACTGGTAACGTAGGTCTTGTAATTAAGAAAGGTACAGCTGATGGTTTATTAGCTAACCAAATCCAAGTTACTGCAGTTGATACTTCTTTAACTTTAACTCTTGCTCAAAACCAATCTTTATCTGCATTCTCTAATGCTCAACAAGAAGGTTCTGATGCTCCTCAACAACGTCGTTGGTTAGTAAACAAATTACAAAACCAAACTCAGATTTTCAGAAATGCAATGAAAATTACTGACGTTCAAAACATGTCAAAAATTGAATTAGAATTCAATGGTAAACCTTATATCTTACCTTATGAAAATATTCAATCTTTACAAAAACACCGTGGTGATATCTCTTTAGCTATGTGGTTAGGTCAACCTTCAACGGCTACTTTCCAAGGACAAGCTTTTGCAACTCCTCAAACATATGCAACCCAAACTACTCGTGGTATGGATAGCTATATTACTACTTATGGTATCAATGGTCAATACACTACTGCTAATACATTTACTTTAAATGACTTAAGCAGCATTGAGGCTCAATTGATTGCTTCTCGTTCTCCGTTTGAATACATGATGGCTGGTTCTAATGCTGCTGTTGCATGTGTTTCTGACTTCTTGAAAAACTTACCAAGCTCTGGAGTTGTTCCTGCTGCTGGTGGTCAAGCAAATGGCGTTTACTCTGGTCGTATCCAAGTAGATGGTCGTGAAATTGATTTAGAAGCTGAAAAATTCAAACATGGTGGATTTACTTTCAACTTGAAAGCGTTTAAAGTATTGTCTAACCAAGATGTAATGAACTACACTGGTTCTACAGTATCTAAATCTATCTACTTCATGCCAATGGGTAAAGTTAAAACTGTTGGTGGTGGAATGGCTGATTACTTCCGTTATCGTTACCAACCACAACCTACTCCAGGTTTAGGTTCTTCTGAAACTGCGGAAATCATGACTGGTGCTCTTGCTCCTACTCCTACTAACCAAGAAATGAGTTTAACTACTACTTGGACTTCAAATATGGGATTAGAGGTATTCGCTCCTAACCGTTTTGCTAAATATCAAGTACTTAACTAATAAGTATAATATAAAGGGGGTACGCAAGTGCCCCCAATATATTTTTAAAATTTCTTCACAAACAAAAACACACAAATATGGCACTTAAAAAATATGGCAATTACAACAATATTCCTGCGGAGTATATGCCTAAACTTCCTAAAAGAGGTACAGTTGTTACTTACAGATTTTTAAATTACAATTACGATCCATTTGGAGAAGACTTAGCTCCAATATTCCAAGCAAAATTAATGTTACCATCATTTTCAAGATTCTTTGATGAGAATGCATCAGAGTGGATTGAAATAGGTTTATTAGATGGGATTGATTCTTATGGCAACCCTATGCCTAATAAAATTAGAAGAGTTTGGACAGAGCCTGGTGCAAATGGTGGATACTTAAACTTAACAATAGGTAACTCTCAAGATGATGAGTTATTTCAATATTTAGAATTGTGTTCTTTTAATAAATCAAATAAATTAAGAGATACAGAAACTGCTTTAATTTTAGAAAGAGTAGACTTTGAAGCTGAAGCTAAAGAAGCTCGTAATGAGTTGAAATCTAAAATGGAAGCTATTAAAAAAGCTGCTTTAATTACCAAAGAAGATTTACCTAAGGTAGCATCTTTATTGGGT